CGGCTATCGCGAAGGCCTTAGAAGCTGCAAACATCGCACGGTAGGCATCACTCTGCTCCCCTCCCCAGGCTGCAATCGCCTCCCCAAAGGCGGAGAACATATCCTCCCCAGATTTCAGGAGAAGCATATTCTGAGCCTCAGTGAGGGCCTGCTGCTCCTTGTAGTAGGCCTCTAAGATCTGCTTCTTCTTCTCTTGAACCTCTGCAGTCAGTTCCACTTCCATCTGCCCCAATTCCTCTAGAATCTGGATACGAGCTTGTCCAGCGACCATCTCTCGTTGCAGTTCTGCCATCTGGTCAATCTCAGGATTGAGAGTCTGCACCCGTCCCATCCCTCGCTCAATTCCCGCCTGCTGGAGCATCTCAGCTGCTTTGGAGGAATCAATCTTTCCCTCTTCAGATGTCATTGAGGCAAGAAGTTCCTTGGCAGAGGGAGGAGGTCGAATGGCGACTCCGGAAGGAGCCAGGAGCTTCAAGAGCTCATCAATCTTTTCAGGATCGATAGACTCAATGGAGGTCTGAATCTTCTTGGTGGCCTTATTGACCTCCTCCGCCGCCCCTGCAAAACTCTTCCCCAGATCCTTGAGGACGGGCTTGACCTCCTCTGTAGCCCCCATGGTCGTCTTCACCAGACCGCCCCAAAGATCATCCTCCAGATACCCCAAGAACCTTTCGCCCTGGTCTAGGAATCCTGTGATGGCGGCTTTGAAGGGGAGAACGAACTCAGCTGAGACCTTCTGAATCTCCTGAAGTCCCAGGGCCTTCTTGAGACCTTCAGGCAAGAGGCGGATCATCGAATTGAGTCTCTCAATCGTGAGATTGATCGCCCCTACCATAATCTTCACCAAAAGCTGCCCCATCTTCTCCGCCACACCAATAACCCCTTGGGCCAGATTGATGATCAATTGACCCACCTTGGTATAATAGAGCAGGATCAGCCGGAACAGATCACGAATTCCTCCGAAGATGAAACTCACTGCCTTGCCTACATAGACAATCGCCTGAGCGATGACACTGATTGACTCCTTCAGAGATTCATTGGTGGCACTATTGGTGGTAGTGAGATCTTGAAGGTCTTTATTGAGGCTGACGATGGTGGGAGCCAGCCCTTCCCCAATCGTAATCAGTAGATCTCTGAAGAGATTCAGAGTGACCTGGACCTGGGATTCTAACGTCTCATACCGCTTGCGCGCCTCCTCAGACAGAGCGGTATTCTCCATCCATGCTTGGGTACCTAGCGCCACACTCTCGGAGAAGAGCTGATTGGCATTGGCTGCGCGAAGCAAGACATCAGTCATCCGTATCCCGCCCAGCCTCAATTTATCCAGGATGGAGAAGACATTCCCGCCCCGGTCTGAGATGGACTTGAGACCCTTCAAGAATTCCGTCATTGCCTTCACGACATCCTCGGCGAAGAGCTGACGGAATCCTTCTGCCGTGGTGCCGGCGGTCGCTGCAAAGACCTCCAATGCCTTGCCCCCTGTCATGACAGCCTCAGACATCTTGATGATGAATTGACTGATGGCGGTACCGCCTGCCTCCGCCTCAACACCCACCGAAGATAGAGCCGCCGCCAATCCCAAAATCTGTGCCTCGGTCAATCCTACTTGAGATCCTGCGCCCGCCAACCGCATCCCCATCGCGACAATCTCAGCTTCAGTGGTGGCTAGGTTGTTTCCTAAGGCGACAATGGTCGAGCCCAGGCGGGAGAAATTCGCCTGAGACATTCCTGTGATGTTAGCCAATCGAGCGAGTTGGGTGGCGGCAGCCTCAGCAGATAGATTGGTGGTGTTGCCCAGATCAATCATGGTCTTGGTGAAAGACACCAAACTCTTCGTCTTGATCCCCAACTGGCCGGCGGCTTCACCCACCTTATTGATCTCATTGACGTTGGCCGGCATCTGCTTGGCCATGTCCCGGAAGGCGGAGGACAGCTCACGAAACTCTTCCTCTGTGGCATTCACTGTCTTCCTCACCCCGGCGAAGGAGGACTCGAAAGCCATGAATTGTCTCAGGGCTACTGTGCCTATCGCCGCGAAGGCTCCCGTTACTCCCAGCGCCAAGAGTTTCGCTTGACTGGCCATTTTGGCAGTCGAGGAAGCCATGGCTTCCTCCGCCCCCCTCAAACCCGCGATGAGTTGAGCGTTCTTGGCAGACAGGCGAACATATAGTTCGCCTAGGGAGTCACTGGAGCCAGGCATAGGTCAATTCGGGCTGATTTTGAGGAGGGACAACCACGCCTTCTTGGACCGTTCCAAGCGATGTTGATCATCCTCATTGAGATAGGTGATGATGAAATCCTTCATCTTGACACTCTTAGGATGGCGGACATATCCACGACGTACCTCAGCGGCGATCTGAGCTAGGTAGAAATCAATCTTATCTTGTCTCTGTTCCTGCCAGCGTAGATACTGGAGCCAATCCAAAAACTCCGAATAGGTGATGCGGGCCTTGAGCTCCGCCACGGGTGAATGAAGGTGAGAGGCTACCCGAAACCAAGCTAGCCTCTCACCAGTCATTCGTTTTTTTCCATCCCGGCCATCTCTTTGCCCAAATGGTTGAGGATTTGGGCCTCTTGGAAGAGAAAAGATACGGCAGCAGAAGGCCACGTTTGGATCTCGGAGAGAGAAACGAAGTTCCCGTCACTCTTTCTCCTCAGACAACGGGAGAGGAGTTCTGCTTGGAGGCCTTCATAGCGTTTGATCCCGGAGACCTGGCCGGAGGCATCTATCTTCATCCGTGTCGCCAAGACATCCAGATACTTATCTCGGGCCTCTGCAGTCATCTCACAGAGCTCCATCTCCAACTCCTCCCCTGTGGCAGTCTCAACCACCACCGGAACCGTTTTCGTTGACAGTTTGATCCTCACCATAGTCTCTTAGATCCCTCCAGATGAGTTCTCCGGAGCCGTATAGACAGGAGCCGCTTCCACTCCAGGCGAGCTCTGGTTGCTCGGCTGGATGGTGATTGTCGCGGTAGGCTGTTCACCTTCAGTCATCGCACCAATCGTGAACTCGTCAATCCAGCCATAAAAGGCCAGAGTCGAGAGGTCGGGGAAGGTGACTGTGATGAGCTGATTGATCCCTACCTGTCCCTGTATCTGCGGGATGGCTTCCGTCGCGAATGCCACAGTGACACTCATGGGCGTAAGGGTCCGGAGACTCTTAGGCGACATGGTGCGCCATGTGGTATTTCTCATGGTAGTGGTTTCGATCGCCCCTCCCGCTTGAATGCCAGGTGGGGTGACCTCCTTCTCATATATCTTCACTGTGGGGATATTCGCCAGAGTGATGATGGTCGAGAAGCCGTCATCGAGTGGTTTATTACTGGGCATATCGTGTCCTTTCGTTATTTGTGATTATGGTGATGGAGAGAGGGTCAAGACAGCATTGAGGGTGAAATGATAGAGACGACGGCCGGTCGCCTCATCAATCCCGAGCGGTAAGATGGTACCTGTGCGCGATACATTGATGACACTATACACTTCTTCTGAAGAGAGGACAACGAGATTTCTAGCCTGGGCATCTAGCGTCTCAGCAATGGACTGGATCTTTGTAAAGGTGGATTGATAATCCTTTCCTCTCACCCGTACTTGGATACCAGGATGCTCTACCCGGTACCCCGTAGCCAGATACCTGCCATCTGACATCCCTGCGGTATCATAGACACAGATGGCTTCATCTGGCGAGTCCGGCAGGAACCCCACAAAGACAGGCCATTCTCCAGAAGAGGAGCCCAAACCCAAATCTATGAGGAGTTGGTAGATGACGTCAGCTGGAGAGCTCATTTTTTCATCTCCTCCACAAGGATGGCGCGAAATTGATCTCTGAGTTGGCGAAAGGGGACCTCCAGAAATTTCGCTTGGGCTCGACCTTGAGGATCCCAATAGCGACCACCATGACCTTCGCCTTGTCGCGGAATTCCTTTCAGCCTCATTCCCACCGCCTCATGAACCCAGACAGCATAGATCGCCGTGTATCCCACAATGGCTGCGGCCTTCCATCCTGACCCCTCCAGACGTGTGAAGGCTGAAGCCTTGAGGTTCCCTGTATCTACTGGGACGATCTTCTGACTCTCTCTCTGCAAGAGCAATCCGGCCCGCTTCAGACCTCTCACATATCCTTCCTCCAACCTCTCTACTCGACTCTGCAACGTGCGGAGGAC